CGACGTTGTTGTCGTTACAGGTTCTACAATGCCAACTAATAGAATGGCTCAATTAGAAATGTATATGGATGCTTATGAGAAAGGTATTATTGATAAGCAAGAAGTATTGAAGAAAACAGAAGTATTCGATATGGAAGGCGTAATGCAACGAACAGATTTGATACAACAGTTACAGCAGCAAATACAACAATCTACTGAGACTATTGAACAAATGCAAGGAGACTTGCAAACAAGAGAGCGTGAAATATATCATGCTAAGATGAAAGCCGAAGTCGAAAAAACAAAAGCCGATTTGAAGGCAACTACAAATAAGGCTAAAATGTCTGGCACTCTATTCGAGAAACGCCTAGATGACGCATTAGGACAAGTAAAAAAAGAAGTAGCAGAAGCTGCTTCAAAAGGCTCACCTTCTTCAAGTCCTAAGAAGAAGCAGTCTAAAAAATAGGAGAACAACATGGCAGAAACATTACAAGCGGATACCCCTCAAGTTGAAGAACCACGTTCAGTGGATATTCAGGATGAGGGCTCTTTAGTTGATGATGTCATATTTGGTGGAGAACAAGGTAGTGTCTCGGAAGCCTTCGATGAAGTTGAAGAGGGGATGGCTCAAGCAGAACCTCTAACACAACCTCAAGAAGAACCTTCAGTTAATGTTGAACCGCAAGGTGACAACAGTGAAGTGAGATATCAGTATTGGCAGTCTCAAGCTGATAAATTGAAGAATGAACGTGACCAATTGCAAGCTCAGTTTAATACTTTAGCTACGCAACAATCACCTCAACCTCAACAGCAAGAGCCTGATCAAGAACCTGAGATTGAATTTCCAACTCCCCCAGAGAAACCGCAAAGACCTTATAATTTTACAATGGATGAAGCGATGACAGACCCTCAGTCTGAAAGTGCTAAATTTGTACAGCAAGAGCAAACATGGCGTGATGAGATGGATGAGTATAAGAACTTACAGTTTGAATACCAAATGGCTATGATGCAAGATGAGCGTGACAAATTACAGCATGAACGTCAAACTGATATACAACGTCGTGAAGCAGAGCAAGCTCAGGCAACTCAAATGCAAAATATTCAGAGTCAAGTAATGAATCAATTTAAAGTTGATTCAACCACTGCTCAGGATTTTGTTCGTGTGATGTCTGACCCTGAATCAATAAGTCTTGATAATCTTTGGAGATTATATTCTACTGAAAAAGGAATACCCTCCCCTCAAACTTCTGGAACTCCCTCAGCGGAATTTCAACAAGTAAAAAGGGCACAGCAAGTTCCTACTTCAATGGGGGTCATGCCTTCTCAAAATAGACAAAACGAAGGTTCTGTTGAAGATAAGATTATAGACAGCATGATTGGTGACTATAATAAACAGAACCCATTTAACTAAACGGAAACAAATGGAGTAAATTATGGCAAACGTATATAGTATTGGTGCTGGAAGCACCATGCAGTCATCCTCAGTTGACCATTCAAGACGAATGTTTAACTTTGGTGAAAAAGTTGCTGAACTCGCTCCTAAACAGTCTCCATTCTTCACATATTTGTCTAAAGTAGCGAAAAAGCCTACTGATGATCCTGTTTTTAAATTTTTAGAACAGCGTCATCAATGGCAACGTCGTAACTTTAAGGTAAAAACAGCCAAGGTTACTGCTGCTTATTCAAGCGGTTGGAACGTAACTGATCTTATAGTTGACTGTCTTTATGATGAATATGGTAGAGTTGTAACTACAGCTACACAACCTAAGTTCTTACTGAACAATCAGATTGTGGCAATTGGCTGTGAGTACGATGCAGATGGTAGTGATGGTAGTGATATTGCTGCGGTAGCTTATTATAAAATAAGTGCTAACCCAGATATTACAACTAGTGCTGCTCATACGCAAATTACTGCAACTTTTATCAAAGCAATGTATGTACCTACTGGTTCTAATTCTGGGCTTATAGCTCCAGCTAATGCTAGTGTGTTACGTATTGATGCTGCGAAATTAGGTCAAGTTGTTGGCTCAGCTTTTGCTGAGGGTTCAACTGATCCTGAAGGATGGAAAGACGAGTTCTATGATAGAGAAGGTTATTGTCAGATTTTTAAGACAGCAATTTCTTTATTTAGTGGAACTTCATTAGCAACACGCTATCGTGGTGTGTCTAATGAGTATAAGCGAGTATGGCAAGAAAAGTTAATGGAACACAAAATGGACTTAGAGCACGCAATGTTATTTGGTGTAGGTTCAGACGACTCAACAGCAACAGGGCCAGTAAGACGCTCATGGGGTATTGTACCTTATACAGAAGCTTATGGTAAGATTAAGAATTTTACTTATGCTTCCTCGTCTTATGATGACTTTATTGATGCAATGGAAGATGTGTTCTCACCTGAATCAGGAAATAGTGGTAACAAGCTAGTTCTTGCTTCTCGTAAAGTACTTTCTTACTTTAACAAACTTGGCGGAGAGTCTTTCTTAGGTAATACAATGGCACTTGGACACACAGCTACAACTAGCGGTGGTTCAAATGGTTATGGCATGGACATACAGAACGTTAAAGGTTCTTTTGGACATAATGTAACTAAAGTAAATACTCTTTATGGGGATTTACATCTTGTCGAACAGCCTTTATTTAGAGGTATGTGGGAAGATTATGCTGTCATGGTAGACCTTAAGAATGTAGCTTATCGTCCATTAGCTGCTAACGGGCAATCAAGAGATACCCAGATTATCACTAATGTACAAAACAACAATGTTGACGGACGGAAAGATATTGTCTTGACCGAAGCTGGTCTAGAGATTTCACTTCCTGAAACTCATACCTTGTTAAAGTTCGCATAATA